CTATGGCTACATCATTCAACGAAGACTTCTATCGGAAGCATGGGTATTACCCATGGCAGAATCCGTATGAAGGGCGTAAGTCTGACGGCAAGGAACTGGAAGTTCACTGCCTGTCTTGTGATGAGGTGTTCACTGAACACTTAGGCATCGTCATCGAGGTGTGTCCACAGTGTGGTAACACTGACATGATGAACACTGTGTATGTACAACATGAGGAGACTGAGTAATGTATACGGCGCAAGTTCACTACAAGGATGGCGATGACTTCTGGACTGAGCGTATGACGATTGTTCCTACGTTCAAGACCATCGCCAACGTAAAGGATTGGGTACTGCGTACCAACGAGAACATGGACAATGTCCGTGAGGTATGTATCTTGAAGATCAGTAGGCGTACTGGACGCACAAAGATCCATGGATACTATGATTGGGATGGCAAGAAGCTAGCCCTAAACAAAGGCAAGGATGCTTGGATTCACAACATCTTTTATAACCTAGACTAAGGAGTCTATCATGATTGAGTTAATTAAAGTTGAGCGTAACAAAACTGCACCACGCCGCATGTTCTCGCACTCAAGCACTTCCAACTGGAAGACGTTGTTTGCGTCCATGAAAGCGGGTGACTGGTTCGTCATCGATCAGAAGTATCGTGGCCGTCTCGGTGCGGCAGGCAACTCATACCTGAAGGGTAAGTACACTCTGTACAAACACCCAGATCAGAATGAGAAGTATGTGTTCTTAAAACTTAAGTAAGGGGCATGACATGAAAGGGCGTAGGAATTTTGTACACAAACATAGTGCGCAAAGACTGCGCCCTGTCACCCATGTTGATCGTAAACGTGAAGCGAAGAGGAGTGGTTCTATGAACGACATCAATGAAACGAATACGTGCATCCTTTGTGGTGATTCTTTCTACGGCATGGGTGCTAACCCATCTCCACTGGCTGACAGTGGTGAGTGTTGCGATTACTGCGACAACAATCTTGTGATCCCCGCTCGGATCACTCAGTACATGAACTCTAAAAAGCAGGAGAAAGACAATGAGTAATGCATATTATTCAGATGGGGAGATCATCGAGATGATCGAAGTAGCCTTAGTTAATTCTGTAGAAGCAGACCGGATTGCTAGCTTAGTGCGTGATCGATTCAGCCAAAAAGATAAACAGCTATCTTTTCAGGCTAGTCGTTTACGAACTGCCGCTGAGCATATTGGGTTCACCATGATCGATGAGTTACAGAGTTATGAGTGACCTACACGAGATGGCTGAAGATCGTAAGCGCAGTGATGCTAGCTTGATGAACTTCATGCAAAACAACAGAGTGTCCGTGATGTACGTAGGTGATACCCGTAGATGGACAGCGAAATCCACGGACAGTTTAGCTGAAGGTATTGGCAAGTCTGTACGTGCCGCAATCATAGATCTTGAAAGGAGGATGCGTGAGCGTAGTACTATCTAAATTTTTTAAATCAAGATGGTCTGAGGAACAGATCAAGTCTAAGCTTGACGAAGCCCTAGATATTTTATCTAAACACAAAGACTTAGATGATCTTAAAATCAGTAAGTTACGATCAGAAGCTGAGAAGCTTCTTAAGTTATAGGACTATGACCATGACTGATAAACCAAGGTATGTTCAACAGACCATGCGAGGAGGCGTGAAGCGGTGGCGGTACAACCCACCGCAAGACGCTGTCGATGCAGGTATTGTGTCCCGTGTCTACCTATCTACTCGCAAGGAAACTGCATTCAATGAAGCTGAGCGATTCAATCGAGCCATCGATGCATGGCGAGAGGAGAAGACACAAGTTCATGTGTACGATCAGACAGTGAATGGATTGATTCAGGAGTATCTAAATTCCCTTGATTATCAAAAGCTTAAGGATGAAACTAAAAAAGTTTATAAGTATCAACTGTCCATGATTGTGCTCACTGAAGTGAAGGGTAAGCTACTCGGTAAGTACCATGTCAACAAACTGACACAGCCAATGTGTCAAGTAGTCTATGAAAGTTTATGTAAAAGAGGTATCCCTTTTGCGAATCGTGTTCTTGCCGCAGTGCGTAAGGTGTTCTCATACGGGATGAAGTTCGGCCATGTCGAACGTAATCCATGGCGAGACATGGATACATATACGGAGGAATCACGTAAGGTTGTGTGGACTCCCGACCATGTCAAATTGTATTTACAAACTGCGTACTCTGACTTCAGTACACGATCACTAGGACTGATTGTGCATATGGCGTATGAGTGGGCACAGCGAGTGGGTGACATGCGTGAACTCACATGGGACTGTCTCGATTTAACGAGCGGCAAGTTGACCATGACTCAATCCAAGCGGAGAGCACAAGTTAAGATACCAATCAGCGATGACTTAGTGGAGATACTGCGTCAGCAGTTCGATGACTTCGGATGGCAGAAGTATGTTGCACCCAATGTCAATGCAAAGAATGCATCAGGTTTCAATGCGTACACTGTGCATTCACTCAGCCATGCGGCCAGACGTTTGATTAAGAGTGCGGGGTTACCTGATGAATTACGCATCTCAGACCTACGGAGAACCGCTACAACGGAAATGGTTGAGGCTGGGGTAGGCATGGCTCAGATCATGTCAGTGACCGGACACGCGAACCCACAATCGGTCAAGCCGTACATGAAAAATACATTGACATCTGCGACTCAGGCGTGTACGCTCCGCTCATCACACAGGCAAGAGGTACATTTAAGTGATTGATATACTTATAGTTATTTTAATACTTAGTATGTAAGGTAATTGTTATGTTTAAAATCAGTGATTTTATCGACACATTAGATTTAGATGTCGATCAAACGTACAGAGGCAACTGCCCTATCTGTCACGGAAAGAATACATTTACCGTGACTCGTAGCTTAGGTAACGTACTGTATAACTGCTACAAAAATAGCTGTCGCATTGCAGGTTCCCATCACCAGAACATGGATGCATTTACGATCAAGGCTTTACTTACACACGGTAACGCTACGATTACTCCTGAGAGCTATTCTGAGCAGGAGCTATGTACCTTTGAACTGCCTCCCTACCTAGTACCATATGAACAAGTAGACTACCCCGTAGATCCTATGTTTTTACGGCGTTATGGCATCAAAGAAAAAGATGTTATGTACGACATCAGGCAGGATAGACTGGTGTTTCCAGTACACACCGAAAGCAATGTACTTGTAGATGCAGTCGGTAGATCATTGAATGGCAGGCAACCGAAGTGGCTACGCTACGCATCGTCTCCTGTTCCGTATGTCAATGGGGGATCAAACAAGGTAGCTGTAATCGTTGAAGATGCAATCAGTGCATACGTGATAGGTGAATACTACATGGAAGATTGTTCTTGCGTGGCCTTGTTAGGTACACAGCTAACTGCATTTCATAAACAGTACATAACAAAACACTGGAGAAATGTTATCGTTGCGCTCGATCCTGATGCCCGTGACAAATCAATCAAGATTGCACGTGAATTAGGTGGCAAAGCATTGAACCTTAAAGATGATTTGAAGTATCGTAGACCTGAAGATTTAGACAACCTAGCGGAGATGCTGTATGGGACGTAGTACTTGGACTAAGGATGATGTGGACACATTAGTGAAAATGTGGAAATCCGGTATGTCATCTAATAAAATCGCAGATAAGCTGAAGCGTAGGCGCAGTGCCGTTACTCAATTCATCTGCAGAAACAGAGTGAAGCTAGGTCTGGAAAAGAGAGGCCATGATTTTGGAGGCAGACCCAAGAGAGGTACGTTTGACCAACAGTGGCATGGGCCAGTACCATGCGGTCATTGGATGATCACTAAACCGTGGAGGAAACAGGCATGAGCTTTAAAGAAGAAATGAAAGCTGGTCAAATAAAAAGAACAGGGGAAGAATATTATTTTTACGAGGAGTTCAAGCAACACTACACTCCTGACATTGAATTCTTTAAGTCTACTCAAGATGTACACAATTCGATAAGCAGAATATTCTGGCTGGACGAAGATGGTATGGAAGATGAGTACATTAATGTTCTTGAGGACATCAACAATGACAATAAGAATGGCATTGCCGCCTCAGATGCCAAGATTGATGCTTGCTTCTACAACCTGCTTAACTTGATTGCATCTGTTCAGTTGCTTGTTGAGGAGAGAGATCTGCTGAAGAAAAAACTGGAGGCATCATGAGTTATCCCAAGACAAAGTGTATGCACTGCGATAAAGATGCAGTGGCAGTTGAGGCAGACAAATTCTTTTACTGTGCTGTCTGTTGGATTAAAAAAATGAGGAAGCGGGGATGAGCAAAGTACCTTACGTTGAGAGGCCATTGCTTTGGCAGGGTGATGGCATTGGATTAACTGGTGAGTGCGCTTACCTGTGGGCATTGTTCTTAGCCAATGAAGCTGACATGGCGGATGACACCTTTGAGTATTCCAAATGGAAGTCGATGGCAGATGACCTTGCACCTAAGCAGGGGAAGCCTGTGCCTGCCGCTGTGTACTACTCCGATCTAGAAGAAGCGATTGAGAAGTACAATGTACGTGAGTACGTGTACCCCGGCAGTGATCCACAGGAGTGAGACATGAGTTATCCAAGACATGCAATGATATTTCGATGCGATGAAAGTAAATTCTGGTTAAACATCGTGCCGACAACTGAAACGGTGAGTGGCGACGATAGTCCACTGGCCTCTGAAACATTCGGGCCTTTTGTCTCTGTCACAGAAGCACGTGACTATGCGGATGATAACTTTCAAAATACTGGATCTGTTATTCCCGTGTATAAAATTGATCCACAGGAATGATGCATAGGAATACTATGCAAAATAAGCGAACCGTAAACAAGATCATTGGGTTCTGGGTGAACAGTTACAGGAGTGATCGCAAAGCCTTCTGGCTTGAACTGGTAGGCTTCGTGTTCACGGTAGCGGCCAGTATGTACCTAGCAATCCATGCAAACGCCCCTGACATGACAGTCGTGTATCCATTGTCTCTTGTGGGTGTGATCGCACAGGTGTATGCTAGCTACCGCAGAGGTGCGGCATGGGTCTTGTTGTTGACATCGTACTTCGTGTGCATTAACGTGTTCGGCTTTGGCCGTGCAATGGGCTGGTATTAAAGGAGAGTGTAATGAAACTAATTGATTTCTTGAGTGAGATTGAAGTCGATGAAAACAGTTTGCGAGATATACTGAGTGAATTGTTAGACAGCGTACTTATAGCTGAGCTACGTGAGTTTCGTGAACGCAGAATAGATGACTACCTATCTGTGAAGGATGGCGTGTCGAGAAGTATCTACGTGCATGGTGACCTTGAGCAGGATGCATTTGAGATTAGCAGACGCATTGAATCCGTTGACATGATTTTAGATGAGTACGTAGCAGGACATGAACCATTCGACTTTGACTCAGTTGAATGGTGGGATGACAAGGAGGGACTCAATGGCTAAGCATTGGCGAGATGCTATGAACGAGCGCAATCAGGATTGGATCAACAATCGTGATAAGCCAAGAGAAATTGTAACTAAAGTTCCTACCAAGAAATACCATGAGGGGTGGGATCGTATCTTCGGAGATAAGAATGGAACTGTCGATCCTAAAAAGCCTACTGAATAAAGAGTTTTATGATAACTACCGTGGCAGTAGATGCCCCGCTAAGATATTCCAAAAAGAATATTCAAAAATAAAGACCATGATCGATGAGGCCATGCAGAAGTATCAGCGTGACCTGACTGTCGATGAAGTCGAAGGCTTATTCTTTTCTGCTGATCCATCCATGACAACAGCACAGAAGCATCAGTTCCGGATGACGTTCGATAAGTTACGTAAAGAACAAGCGATTGGTCATGACGTAGCACAGGATATTCTATCCTCTTTGTTCCGACAGTATCTCGGGGAGGAGATAGCTAACATCGGATTTGAATACGTCAATGGTGATAAGTCTTCACTGGAACCCCTACGAAACATGCTCGATAATTACAGGGATGACTTCATCCCAGATGTCAGTGTCGAATGGGATGATCTGGAGATTGAGACATTGTTAAATCAAAATGATCTGGAAGCTCGTTGGCATTTTAATATACCGACACTCGCTGAAAGAATCGAGGGTGTCAATGCAGGACACCTAATCATCGGAGGAGCCAGACCGAATACAGGAAAGACTTCCTTCCATGCATCTTTAATTGCAGGACCACACGGGTTTGCGGAGCAGGGAGCGAACTGTATTGTCCTATGTAATGAAGAGGGTACACACCGTGTCGGTGCACGTTACCTGACAGCGGCAAGCGGCATGACACTCAAAGAAATTAAAGTGAACCCAAGGCAAGCACATCACCGATGGAATCGACTCAAGGAAAAGATACGCATCAAAGATGCAACCGGCAAGGACATGTACTGGGTTGAATCAATATGTAAAACATTTAATCCTGACATTGTTGTGCTAGACATGGGTGACAAGTTTGCTGAGTCATCCAGTTATACCTCCCAACACGAAGCACTAAAGTCCTGTGCTATACACGCACGTATGATCGCAAAGGAATACAACTGTGCTATCTTCTACATGTCACAGCTATCGGCTGAGGCAGAAGGGAGGATTCATTTGAATCAATCCATGATGGAAGGCAGTAAAACTGGTAAAGCATCGGAGGCTGATCTCATGTTATTAATAAGTAAAAACCCGCCAGTCGATGGGCAGGAAGAAGAAGACTACCAACGACATATCAACATCGTGAAGAATAAATTAAGTGGATGGCATGGATACATTACCTGTAATTTAAACTATCACATCGGGCGGTATGAAGTATGATTGAGATACCAGTATCGGATGAGGCATTGCTGAAAGCAAGGAAGCAGGCTGTTGAGATGGGGAAACTCAACAACAGTATTACGAAAGGGCAAGGCAATGTTGCTGGTTTTGTTGGCGAGATTGTGACTGCTGAATTGCTAGGTGCTACACAGCAAAACACATACGACTATGATCTTGTATTGATCAATGGTCAGACAGTCGATGTGAAGACGAAGAGAACTTCCGTCACACCACTACCTCATTACGATTGCAGTGTCGCTAAATTAAGTACACATCAATC